CCAAGTACGCGAGTGGTTCCGCCAAGAGAGGTGGGGTGGATGGAGTCAAGAGAACAAGCCGCCGACTTGCTTACTACACGATCAGGATTGAAGGCAGAAATAAATCATTTCAAGAAGGTAATAAGGGATGAACAAAAGGCCAGGAGAAGGTTTGCTGGAATGGGAGCAAAAAGAAAACAACTGGCTAAGTATGATGATAGCATTCGGGAGCAGAAGCAAACCGTAAAAATGCTACAGGATCGTTTTGATGCCATGCCAGTTCCAGCACGTAAACCTATTCCGACTGAAAGGGCGTTGGTTAGGTTAGATCCAGTAATGCAAGCACAGGAGGGTTTGGCTAAGAAACCCAGAACGGTTAAGCCAAGAATTACAGCGGAAGCTGCGCGTGGAAAGCCCGTCGAGCTTTCCGATGATTGGAAAGTCGCAGCCAAGGTAAATGACCCTAGTCCCACAAATCCTCCAAATAAAGGAGGCCCTCCTGGTGGGCAAGGGGGAATAGTTGATGATGCGGCTGATAATGCGAATGAGGCATTAGAGAGGCTACGCCGCCAGAGGATTGAGGATGAAGCTCCTGAAGGAACGCTGACACGACGACATGATGGTGCCATATCTGATGCTCAGAATGAGGTCCGCATTCTCGTGGATCAAGGTAATGAGCTATTACGGAAGGCGGGAGTTGTAGTGGCACGGCAAGGAAGATGGGTGCCACGAAAGCAGGATATTGCCAAGCTGGATGAGCTGTTTGAGGCTCTACACAACCCCAGCAAGGTGGCTAGAGGGGAGCTGCGAGTCCCCGCAGGTTTAGGAGAGGCGTATGAGGACCTGCGTAGGCTTACCGACTGGGAAGAGGCTATGCGGTTGAAGGTTGACCCAGGTATGGCGATTGAGGAAGACTACTTCTATCGTGGCTGGTTAGTACCCAAGGAGATGACTGAAGGAGTTGCTGGTGTCCCAGGTCCATTGGGGAGAAAGCCATCATTCCAGAAGCCGCGCGTGGACGCAACCTATCGAGAGATGCGTGATGCTGGATTTGAACCTATATCATGGAACCCGTATGAGCAATTACGCATATCAAAATTACAGCGCATTCGGCATGAACAACAGATGCAGCTTATAAGTGATCTCAAGGTAATGGAACTTGCCAAGCCGCAAGCGGATGTAGTTGGCGTGCCAGGGTGGCGCACACCCAAGGTTGGCCCCGCGTTTGAGGGGAATCAGTTCAAGGGTGCCAATTCCATTGGTGAGGAAGTGGTTGGGTATTCCTCAAGATGGGCTGTGCCGGATAAAGTGGCGAACCTGTTGGAGAATATGTATGGGACGATGCCTTCGGATGCCGTCTACTACGTTGGATCTAGAAGGATAAACATAATGAAACTCGTAGATAGGGTTGTCTTTATTCCCAAGAGGGCCAAGCTGTTCGGTTCCTTCTTTCAGCAGATTGACTTCATATATCGGTTTTATTCCGGTTCGTGGGGAGCATTTTCGGATGCCTTGTCACGGGGTAAGCCCATAACCTCAATCATGCACTTGGCTAAGATACCTAAGTCGATTTTTGATATTGGCAATGCGAACTTCAACCCGGGAGCCAGGGCGAGAATACGGGTGCAGTTAAATAGCACAGATCCTATAGTTCCTGGTCGCCCAGGTATACACTTTAAAGGAATCACGCAGGCCGGTCTTTCCACCATAGATACGACTATTATGCCTAGAGACCTTGACCAGGTGGCCCGTGTTGTCGCTGATGAACTCGGGCTATTGGGCAACAAGGCAGTTATGAGGGCTGTACGGAGTCTCGAAAGTGCGATGAGGAGAGGGCTCTATGAGGGTACATATCCCGCGGCCCATATAGCCGCCATAAAAAATTACGTAGCGCCCATGATGGTAAGGATGTATGGGAAAAACCTCAGCGATGAAGCCCTTAATGGACTGATTGCCCACGCAGCGAACAGGCATTTCTCTACTCTTCCCGCGGTACAGAGCATTCTCGGAAACCAAAGACCTTTTGTACGAGAGACATTGCGACGCATATTCTTCTCAATAGGTGAATCTGAGGGGCTGATTCGGCAGGCTACTGGGACGTTTCGTGGGCCTGCAAGGAGATACTGGCTAACACACTGGGCGGGTGTTTATCTTGGCCTTGCTGTCCTTGCCAATAGTATTCATTGGGCCGTTACAGGCGAACCATTGCCATTTCGACGGTATTCGCCTATATCTAAAGATAAATGGGGCCTTCTCCCGGTGGGCTATAATCCAGAGTTTATGGCACCCGATACCCCAATACGTGATCCAATTACTGGTAATAGGGTGATGGTAGATTTGGTCAATCAGATGGATACCGTCTTCCGACTTCTTGATCCGATATCATTTCTGTCGGCTCGTGAGTCTGTCCCTATACGAGCCGCGATAACGCAGCTTGGAGGGAGAGATTACTTCGGAAGACGCATTGATCAGGTAGGGCCAAACGGAATATATTCTAAACTAGCGAACTTGATTAATGATTTATTTAATCCGATTGGCCCAGGTCAATCAGCGGTGCAGATAGCACTACAGAAGGGGGTATTGCCAGAAGGGCTGCTTCCAGAGAGTGAGCGTCAGCTTGGGGTTTCCGGACAAGTAGTACAGGCTAGTGGAATAAATCTGAGAGGGGTGGAAAGATGGGGGTGGGATGCTCGGGATGCTGTGGATAAGTACACTATGGAGATTGATGGAGAGGAGACTACATTCGATGGCCTCAAGGAACATCCGCTTGTACGTGAATCAATAAAACTAAAGCTGCCACAGTTGGGAGATAAAGTGGATAAATACCTTGATGCCAGGTTTTCTGACAGGAGAGAGTTAGAGAAATCCTCTGATTTCAGGGCTATTCGGGATGCTTTGAGCGATGAATATGATAACGAGTATGGGAAACTGTATGAACTGAGAGACAAGTTCCTCAACAAAGCACCTAATGGATGGATTTATACAGCCGCTGCGACGGGTGTCAGCTTCCCTAACTCAAAGAAGATGAGGGATGCAATCAATATATGGATGGAGAAAGGCAATGAGTTCCCAGATGTAGACCTAAAAACATGGTCTGGTGATTTTGATAAGATGTATGAGGATATAAGAATTACCATGCAGAGATACTAATATCTGCATGGTATATGGTTTAGGTTTGACTAGTGGGTGTATCTTGGGTGTAGTATATGTCAAGGAAAAGGAGTGATGTGATATGGTTTCACCACAGGAATCACAGGAAATTGAGGAACCGGTAGATGACTTGGGGTCGGCTGATCCAGATGTAGACGATGGCATTCCATCCCCGGAAGAGGATAGCGGGGATGGCGGTGGGGTTGCCACTGCTGTTGCCACTGATGACGGGGCCAGTGATGTGTCACCCGATGTGTCTTCGGATACTCTGGAGGACACTTCCTTCGGACAGACACCACCTCCGGCAGCACCGCAGGTAGATCAGGCGGCGCTGAGGGAGCTTCAGGAGCGTCGCGCCAGTGAGGTTCAGAGACAGTGGCGGGATAATGTAGGGCAACAGGCAAGATCCTATGCACAACGGCTCGAAGAAGCTGGATATATGCCGGAGCAGGCAAGAGATCAGGCACGGCGCTATATACAGCAGGAGCAGAAGTTCAGGCAACAGGAGCAGGAAGCTGCTCAGTATGTAGGGTTTGTTGAGGGCCGCCAGGCAGCGGCAGTTCACTTCATGCAGAAGCATGGACTGGCCAATAAGCAGATGATTAATGATCTTATGGCCCTTCAGAAGTCCAATACCCCAGTGGAAATGGAAAGGGAAGCGCAGCGCTTGAAGCGGGAGAGGGCTCTCGTTGCGGAGAATGCGCGATTGAAGCAGGGTCGAGTTGCCCCACAGACCTTTGACAACAGTCAGGGATCTGCTGAGGCTTCGCCGAATGACCATCGTCTCCTTGATGCGTATAATAATGGGGACAGGTCGGAGGCAGCGGTGCGAGCCGCAAGAAGACTAGCACTCGGAAACTAGAGGAGGTAAGAAATGCCACAGGCAGCAACGACGGGCAATCTGGAAAATGCCCAACGAATCATTATCGCGGCAGCGCGGTACACAGAGGAGCATAACGCTCCGGCTATGGCCCTGGTAGAGCAGTTCAATCTGCCCAAGGGTTCAAAGCAGGTTACTGTCCCCAAGGTAGGACAGATGAGTATGTCCGACCTCGTGGATGGTCAGGATATGATTGATGAGGAAGATATCGGGATGACCACGGTAGACCTCACCGCATCTGAGGTCGGAGCCAAGATCATCATTACCGATAAACTGGCACGACAGAGTGCACAGAACGTGTTCTCGATCATCGGGCGACAGCTTGGTGACGGCATGGCACGGAAGAAGGATACGGACGTAACGGCTCTTTACAGTGGCTTCAGCACCGATATTGGTGCGGCTGGCCGAAGTATGAGCCTAGCCAACGTCTCCGCAACCGTGGCGTATGCCAAGGGAAACAAGTTCGGATCACAGGTCTACATCGTCCAGCACCCGTTTGCGGTGTGGGACATAGCGAACACTGCGGTGACGGCATCCGCGACCTACCCGGTTCCGGCTGGATGGTCTGCTGAACTGCTGGGTAACTTCTTCAGTGGGCTTCGACCCATCAACGGAGTACCTATTTTCGAGGACGGGAATATCACCATTGACAGCAGCGATGATGCTGTTGGTGTCTGCTGTGACAGGAGTGCCCTGGCAGTCCTGAAGAGCGTAGACACACGGACAGAGCGTCAGAGGGACGCTTCCCTTCGGGCAACCGAGGTTGTTATGACAGCCGACTACGGCGTATTCGAGCTTGACGACAGCAAGGGCGTTGCTCTTACTCTCGATGCAGGTACTCCGGCAACAAGCTAGTAGAGGTATCTGATGGCAATAACGACGAAGGAACGCACTGAGTTGCGACAGGAATTGGTTGGGCAGGGCTACTCGTGGGAATACATAGACGAGTGGCAGCCAAAAGTGTCTCTGTACCGCCACCGCACGATGGTGTCTCCGAGTGGGGATGTCGTGAGTGAAGCGGGCACAAAGCTGGATAACCTCCCTGGGAACCCAGATTACGTGTCTCGCAAGGCCCGACAAGGGCTCTTACCGTGGCCCCCCAGTGATACATGCTCGTGTCGGTGGTGTGCAGGGAGAAGACAAGAATCCAAGCCGGAAGCCCCTTCTACCAATACGGCTGAGGAGATAGAAAATCCAAGGGTCGCTCGTGGAAGAAGGCGGATGGGGAGGCAATTCGGGTAAAGCTAGGTGTAACGATTGCCGTGCCTAGCGATATACTAACAACGGCATTCGCAGGACTAGAGCCTGTAGAAAGAAGGAGATCGAAATGGCATTCCCAACGACAGTTTATTTAAGTTACGGGATGGAGAAGGTTGAGTCTTCCGAGCAGAAGCAAAAGCTCGGCACAAGGGCTGTCACCCCTGATGGCAGAGTGTTTTACTATGCCAAGAACAGTTCTTCTGCAATTACCCCGGCAGGGAAAATTGTGGACGGCGTAGCAGCCGTAGCCGCACACGACATGGACGTTGCTGCAACGGCGGCGCATTCAGTAGGCGACACGACTATCAGCATTGAGGTTCCCACGACTGACCTGACAAAGGATCAGTATGCTGACGGTTACCTGATTTGCAACGACGGCCCTGGTCAGGGAGAGGTGTATCGAATTAAGTCTCACCCGAAACACGATGCTTCTGCCGACAATACCGTCATCATCACTCTTGATGAGCCAGACGGCATAAGGACAGCCCTGACCACATCGTCGCTATTTGGCTTGGTATACAACCCATACACCAACGTAAAAATCGTAGATGGTGACGGAACTCAGACCACAGGACCGTTAGGAGTCACAACCATCCCGGTCACGGCAAGCTACTACTGCTGGATACAGACATCAG